GGTCTGGCCGGCCGAGGTGCCGGACGGCGTGGCTGTGGTCACGGTAGGGGTTGATACGCAGGATGACCGCTTTGAGATCGAAGTGATCGGGTGGGGGCGAAACGAGGAAAGCTGGTCGATCGCCTACGAAGTCATCGAGGGGGATCTAGAAACGCCTGATCCCTGGGATAGGCTCGATGCGTTTCTCCAACGGATTTGGTACCGCGCAGATGGCCGTGGCTTCGAGGCGATGGCGGTTTGTATGGACTCCGGCGGTCACCACACCCAGAAGGTGTACGACTTTTCGAAGGCGCGTCTTGGCCGCAAGGTGTGGGCGGTCAAGGGCGAATCGGCCATCGGTGGCAAACGCAGCCCGGTATGGCCGACCAAAAAGCCGACGCGGCGCACCAAGGCATCGTTCCGTCCCGTCATCGTTGGTGTGAATGCGGCAAAGGATTCCATTCGATCCCGGCTGCATTTAGAGAAGACGGGACCCGGATACATGCACTTTCCTGCGGATCGTGACATTAACTACTACGCCCAGCTGACGTCAGAGCGCTCGATCGTGAAGATTGCCAACGGTCAGAAGTACCGGGTTTGGGAGTTGCCGCCAGGGCGCGCCAATGAGGCGCTCGATTGCCGTGTCTATGGCTATGCGGCGCTGTGTGGCCTTCTGCATCTGGGGTTGAAGCTCAACCAACGGGCCGAAGACATTGCTGCCCCAGTCGAAATCGAAGTAGGACTGCCGACGGGAGAAGTTGATGCCGCGGAGGACGAAAAGCCGGCCTGGGTACCGGGCCTGCAGTCGGCGCCGACTGTAATTACGCAGCCCGTAAAGAAGTCTCTCGCCAGTCGCCTGGCATAGATAGGAGTTTGTTTTGGCATTTGACCCGGGTTCCAGCATCTTCGCCGGCATGTCCACGGCCGCGCTGCAGGCTGCTCTGGCCAATGCACAACAGGCATATCTTGATCTGTCGACAGGCGCCAAGGTTGTCACGGCCTCCTATGCGCAGGGTGACGGCGCCAAGTCGGTCACTTATACGCAGGCAAACGTCGGCGCTCTGGTTGCGCTGATCAAGGAGTTGCAGGTGCAGCTCGGCATCGTTCAACGTGGGCGGCGTCCCGTCCGCTTCAACTTCCGCTGATGGACAATCCAGTTCAAATTCTCGACGCGTCGGGCAAGCCTATCGAGCAGGGGCGGAGCCGTGCGTCGATGCTGGTGGGCGCGGGCAACATTCCATACGATGCCGCCGACGTCTATGGCGGCCACATGGCCGAATGGCGTCCGTACTTGTGGTCGCCGGACGGCGAACTCAACATGTACCGCGACCGGATCGTGTCGCGTGTACGCGACCTGGTCCGCAATGACGGATGGGCCTCTGCAGCTGTTACCCGAACGCTGGACAACGTCATCGGTGCCGACTTCCGGCCGATTGCGAAGCCGGATTACTTGGCGCTCCAGTCTTATAGCGGGATTAAAGGGTTTGATCACGTGTGGGCTGACGAGTTCGGTCAGGCCATTGAGGCCAGCTGGCGCACATGGTCGAACGATCCGGGACGCTATTGCGACGCCCAGCGAAATCTCACAGTGGCGCAGATGATGCGACTAGCCTTCCGCCACAAGGTGGTCGATGGCGACGCGTTGGCTATGCTTCTATGGCTTCCTGAACGTGTTGGGCCTGGGCGCGCGCTATATGCCACGACGCTGCAAATCATCGATCCGGATCGACTTTCGAATCCGCAGCAACGATTTGATCAGCAGGTCATGCGAGGTGGTGTCGAGGTGGATGAGTATGGTGCCGCTGTTGCCTACCATATCCGGCGCGCGCACCAAGGTGACTGGTTCAATGCTGCGCAGGCCGTGCACTGGGACCGCGTCCCGCGTGAGACCGATTGGGGGCGTCCAATCATTGTGCACGACTACGATCACGACCGTGCAGCACAGCATCGTGGCGGTGCCGGCATTTTGACGCCGGTTTTGCAGCGGCTCAAGATGCTGATCAAGTACGACGGCACCGAGCTGGACGCGGCCATCATTAATGCAATCTTCGGCGCCTACATCCAGAGCCCGTACGATCCGGCTCTCGTGGAAGAGGCACTGGGCGACGGCAAGGAACTGAACGCGTACCAGCAGGAGCGCGTCGCCTTCCATAACGAACGCAGGATCTCGCTGGGCGAAGCCAGGATGCCTATCCTTTTCCCTGGCGAGAGCATTAATACCGTATCGGCGCAGCGCCCCAACAGCAACTTTGCAGAGTTCGAGGCAGCGATGCTTCGTAACGTTGCAGCGGGAACAGGAACGTCGACACAACAAATCAGCCAGAACTGGTCTGACGTGAACTACTCCTCCTATCGCGCAGCGATGCTTGAGGCGTGGAAGACATTCGGCCGTCGGCGCAGCGATTTTGCCCATGGTTTTGGTCAGCCGATCTACAGCGCGTTCCTGGAGGAGGCGATGGAGGTCGATAGCTTGCCGCTTCCAGCGGGGGCGCCCAGCTTCATGGAGTGTCGCGTTGCCTATTCACGTGCGAAGTGGATGGGGCCTGGCCGTGGGTATGTGGATCCAGTTAAAGAGAAGCAGGGCGCCATCCTTGGCATGGATGCATGTCTGTCGACGCTTGAAGATGAGGCGGCCGAACTGGCCGGCGCTGACTGGCGCGAAAAAGTTGGCCAGCGCGCCATCGAAATTGCACGCTTCAAGGAACATGGCATCCCGTTGCCCAAGTGGGCGTCAGGGGAGGACGCATCGCAAACCATCACGGAGCCTAGCGCGGCATGAATCATATTTTGTCCCGGCTCGGGCAGCGGATGTTCAATACGCCGGTGGCCATCCATCCGCGCAAGGCTGAAATCGTCATCGCAGCGCTGGCAGACCGGCTTGGCATTGGGCAGATCATGCGCCTCGATGGCACCCAGATTGCGCCGATGGCCATCGAGGACGGCGAATACGGGTTTGCCGAGCCTGGCCGAAACCCCCGCAAGGGATATGACGTGGTCGGCGGGGTCGCCTTGGTGGAGGTGCAGGGTACCCTCGTGCAGAAGCTTGGAACCCTTCGACCATACAGCGGTATGACCGGCTACGACGGTATCCGGCAGAACTTCCTGATGGCACTGACAGATCCGGAGGTAGAGGCAATTGTCCTCGATGTGGACTCTCCGGGTGGGGAGGTCGCTGGTTGTTTTGACCTGGTGGACACGATCTATGGTGCACGCGGGACAAAGCCGATCTGGTCCATCCTCAACGAATCCGCATATTCGGCAGGCTACGCGATCGCCAGCGCCGCCGATCGGGTCTTGGTGCCGCGCACAGGTGGTGTCGGCAGCATTGGCGTGATTTGCGCGCACGTGGACCTGTCAAAGGCTCTGACCACGGCAGGCGTGAAAGTGACCTTTATTACGTATGGGGACCGCAAGGCGGATGGCCATGCGGAAATCCCGCTGTCCGAGGAGGCGCTCGCGCGATTCCAGGCGGATATTGATTCGATGGGCGAGCTGTTCGTGAACACCGTCGCCCGCAACCGGAATATCTCGGCCGCCACGGTTCGGGATACGCAAGCCGCGACATACCTGGGCGCCAACGGCGTAGCCCTCGGTCTCGCGGATGAAGTGGCGGCCCCTGATGCCGCGTTTCGGGCCCTGCTAAGCACGCTGGCCTAAACCAATCTCATAGGACATCTGTATGAAACTCTCGAAGCTCGCGAGCGCGGCGTCGTTCGCCCATCTGCTCGGTCTTGCTGCCGCCAAGGCGGAGGACGATGAAGACAAAAAGGACAAGGATCAGGCCAAGCGCGCCGAAGAGGATGAGGACGACAAGCAGCGCGCGGATGAGTCGGACGAGGAGTATGCCAAGCGCATGGAAGAAAAAGACGACAAGGACGAAGACGAGCGCGCCGAAGAAGTCGATCCCGATGAGGAAGACAAGGACGACAAGGGCGACGCAAAGAAGGCCAAAAAAGCCAAGCGCGCTGAAGACGACAGCGACGATGACGGCGAATCGGCCAAGGCTGAGCGCGCGCGCTGCGCGAAGATCATCGCGCACGGCATCGCCCATGGCTGCGTGCGCCAAGCTGGTGTTTTCGCTTTCGATACCAGCATGACCGCGGCTCAAGCTATTCGTGCTCTGGAGGCTTCTGCGGCCGATGGGATGTCTCGTGCGTCTGGGTTGCGCGAGCGCATGGCAAGCGTGAAGGTCCCGAACGTAGGCGCCGACGGCGGCGCGCAGGCGCTCGATCCCAACGATCCCAAAGCCAAGGCCATGGCGATCGTTGCGGCCGGGAAGAAGCGCCGCGGCGAAGTTTAACCCCCCCCAAAGTCCTTAGAGGATCACTACCATGACTCTGACGGTCAATTCCCTGGGGGACAATCCCCAGCAGCCCGGCATCTACGCTGAAACCTACATCCCGGATCAGCTGATCGCGGGCAACATGAAGCTGGTAACTGCGAACGGTGTTCTCGGTTCCGGTACTCTGCAGCGCGGTGCAATTTTGGGCCAGCAAACCGGTACGGTTGTATCGGCCGCTGGCACGAATACCGGCAACGGCACGATCGGCTCCATTTCGAAGGGCGCTGCCGTGCAGGCTGGCGTCTACACGCTTGTGGCGACCAGCGCTACGAACTTCACGGTCGCTGGACCGGATGGCCTAGCTTTGCCGAATGCGACCGTCGGTACCGCCTACGTCGGCGCCGACCTCAACTTCACCATCACCGCGGGTGGTACGGCGTTTGCGGCCGGTGACGAGTTCACGGTCACGGTACCGTCCGGCAACTACGTGCTGTCGAAGACGACGGCTCAAGACGGCAGTCAGGTTCCGTGCGCGATCCTTGCTGACTATGCAGATGCGAGCGGTGGCGCAGTGGCCATCGGTGTGTATCTGATGGGCGAGTTCAACGTGAACGCAATCCAGCCCGATGCCAGTTGGGGCGCCAACTCTGCCGCATGGGGACCGACTCTCACGCAGATGCTGCGCCAGTTTGGCATCTTCCTGAAACCGGTGCAGACCGCAACCGACCCCACCTAACCGGACCTCCTCCATCGAGAGCCCCGCTTCGGCGGGGTTTTTCTTTTGGTGGGTGTCGAACGCAATCGGAGCCCTGAATGACTACCACGAACAACACGTTCATTTACGACACAAACACCCTGATTCAGGTCGTACCGAACCTGAAACGGGCGCAGAAGTTTCTGCTCGACAAGTTCTTCCCGAACATTGTCATGTCGGATTCGGAATATGTCTCGATCGACGTCGATGTCGGCATTCGCCGCATGGCGCCGTTCGTCTCTCCTCTGGTCGAAGGCAAGCTTGTCGAGCAGCGCCGCATTCAGACGAACGTCTTCAAGCCGGCCTACATCAAGGACAAGCGCGCTCCAGATCTTCGCAAGCCCGTTCGTCGCATGATCGGTGAGCGGATCGGCGGGGACCTCAGCGGTGCTGAGCGCGAAATGGCCAATCTCGAATTCGAGATGAGCGACCAAATCGACATGATCGACCGCCGCCTCGAGTGGATGGCTGCGCAGGCCTTGAACGGCGCGACGGTCACCATCGCTGGCGACGGATTTCCGACTGTCGTCGTCGATTTCGGTCGCGACGCAAGCCTTTCCATCGCGCTGTCCGGCGGCAACCAGTGGGGTCAGAACGGGGTGGTGCCGTCCAGCAGCATCGAGAACTGGGGCCACCTGATGCTAAAGAAGTCGGGTGGTGTGGCGACCGACCTGGTGTTCACCACCA